TGTCATGTTCTTGTATTTGACTTTTTGCGTATTCTATTTCTTCTTCTAAATAACGAAACTTTACCTTTATTAAGTTACTAGGAAAATCTTTATGCTTCTGTTTCTTCATTTTCTAAATAATCTCTCGCCCTTAATGATATCTAAAACCTCTCTGGCTTTTTCTTTTTCTTTAAATGGTCCGCGATAATCATATCTTTGTATTGCTATAAGTTTTGGACAAAATTCTTGTCTCCAAATATTGTTCTGATTAATAACATACCACCCAGCGGCAAACCAGGATTTTGAATTATTTTCTTTAGTGAATATAGGTGCTTGTTGTGTTAGGGACCATACACCGTTGAATGGTTTAGCATCAGTTCCATAGCTATGTACATTATCAATATATCCATCATTTATTTTATCTGGATCATATCCATTGGGTAGTTCTTGGAATTCAATATTGGTGCGTTCTTTAATTGTTTCAATAGTTTTAAATTTAAGTATTTCATCGCCGAGGTTCATTCTGTATTCTTTATCATCTAGACTTATTTCTCCTATTCTTTCTCTGCCATCTGTTAATATCCAATATTTTCCATCAACAATAGTTTTGGCACATATCCCGGTTAAATAAACCTGTTCTTTGTTTTTAATTTTATTCATAATATCTCCTGATCTGGATAGCTTGCGGACAGCCAAGTTGCAATTGAAGTAGCATTATCACTTAGTCGTTTCAGTTCATATTTACCACAGAATTTTAGGAAATGAGCTCCGACTTGTAAATTTTTCTTCGGTTTACTGGAATTTAGTATAGTTTCTGATATTTTTTCTTTAATTTCTGGTGGCTGTGCCGTTAAATCTATAAGTATTTTGTTGCGTTCATAGTCGTCTAGTACTCTATGTTCGTCACCATTATGGTCAACCCACCGTTGTAGCATCATATTATTCCATGAATAACCTTTTTTCTTTCTATCACCAAACGCTTCTAATAAACCTACTTTATTTCTTGTTCCTTTCTTACGTACACCTGGATAAGCCGAAAATACATTATCACTACTATCACCGCGTATACATTTTTCAAACAATAACCAATATGGATTAGGTGCAGGTTTTGGTTCCTTAGTCCGTTTGTCCAGCACTATATTACCTGCTTTATTGAAGATACCTTCTAGAGTATGCAATTCATCTGTAATGCCGTTATATTGCTTTACGTTGGGTCTAAGAAGCTGATAAAAGTCTGAGTCTGAGCTTACAATTACATGATCGTCATTAGGGTGTGCTTGAACCCACCCTGCAATTAAATCATCAGCTTCAAGTTCGTTATGTTGTAATACTGTACAATTGGTTTTTGTTTTAATAAACTCCTGTAGGTTATCAAAAGTTTCCCAAAATAATTGGTTTTCTTCTTCTTCTTTTTCGGTTAATGCTTGACGTGCAACTTCTCTATTCTTTTTATAAGGTGCATAAAAGTCTTTACGCCAACTACGACCTTCTAAGCAAAAAATAACATGGTTTGCTTTTTGGTCTCTCCACGACTTGTTTATGCTCGCCAAAGTAACGTGCATTGCAAAGCCTAATCTGTCCCATGTATCAGCTTGTCTGCTAGCCGAATGTCTAGCACGAAAGAAAGTATTTGCAGTATCAACGAGTAAGTATTTCATATGAGTATTATACTATTGTACGATATTATTGTCAAGTAAATGTTGTTGTAAAAATTTTGCCCACTCTGTATGTGCATCAGGTCCAAAATGCCAACCATCACCTATAGTGGTATTACCGTTCTGTTCTAGCATGTCATGGTATGTTCCGTCATGGAAATATGGAGTATAATAAGATGTTCCCCAATCCTTTTTGTCATTTATACTTTCAAATGTATTATTACCATTAAAGAATAAGTGTTTAATGTTTTGGTCTTCAAGTTCACAGTGAAAATCCCATATTTTTTTATGCATTTCTTTAGTTACTTTATACCAATCAATGTCTAATATATAATTCTTATATCTTTCTTTCCAATCTTCTGGAACGTCATCTATACCACTTGCGTTTACTTGATAGTACTCATCGTTGATTAACCATTCTTCTCTTTCCCAAGTAGACCAACCAATTATAATTAATATTTGTGTTGGTGCTATTGTTGGTATGGTTTTTTCTAAAAATTCTTTTGTGGTGCGTAAGATTCTTGAATTACTAGATGCACTTTCTGCAAGGCAATGAAATTGATAGTTTAGAAGTTTTGATAATTGATACCCCCAACTAACATTTAAATTGTCGGGGTGTGGTGCTCTTTTTAAGTGTACATATTCAGGATCATCTTCTGCAAAAGCACATGAGTTAGTTGCTTCTGCCGCGGCTGTATGACTATCACCATTGACTATTAATATCATTACCTAACCTCGGTGTAGCCATCACCAAGGTCTTTTTTATTGTTTTGTCTGTTATCTGGATCGGCTTGTTCTTGTTCATAACTTTCCATTGCTATATTTTTACAGATAGTTTGAAACCATTGATCAACTATGTCTGCATCTGTTTTACCTGTAAACCCGGCCCTTAATAAATTTGAAACAAATTTATCGTTCCATTCTAATTCAAAAGATCCTTGTGCTAAATTATCAAGATCCATATCTAGACCTAATACTTCTACATAAGGTTCGTTCTTATCGTTGGCTAAATCAAGTTTAGATTTTTTCTTAGGTGTAGTTGTTGCACTAGATTTTTTGGTTAAGTTACTTAATTTTTTCTTTAATTTATCAAACATAGTAGTCTCTTATTGGTTAAGGCGGCCTTACATTTCTTATTAAGGTTTAGTTATTGAGCTTTATAGAATTGAGTAAAGCCGCCTTAGAGTTCATATTTAATTAATATTAACATAGACGGCTAAAAAAGTCAACGGTTTTGGTCTAATATGCGTCGTATCCAGAACTAACTGCATCTCTAACTTCAGAACCAATAGTATCTTCAACCATTCTTTTTTCGAGATATTCAATTACTTCTTTTGGATTTGTTGTAGAATATGGGTCCTTCTCACTATTATCTTGTTTGTCTGGCTCTACAAATAATTTTTCAATTATACCTTTGTTAACAACCATAGCGTAACGCCAACTACGCATACCCATTCCACAGTTATGTTTGCTTATAAGCATACTCATTTGTCGTGTAAAGTCACCATTACCATCTAAGTACCAAACTACTGGTGTTGCACCAACACCTTCCAATCTTCTTTAGGCAGTTGATCAATATGATCTATCCACTCGTGACTTTTAACTAATCGGCATCCCTCTTGTTTGATCCATGCTTGGTCAACTTGAGTAGGGTCTGCAGGAAACTCCATGCCCTTACCAAAGTAAGCACCTTTGTGTCCACTGTATTGATGATGTATGTATTCACGTTCGGATGTACGGTCTGTAGTATTCATACCAGGTATTTGTTCTAGTGTCTGTGCTATACCACTCCAGCGACTACCTGGAACACCAGTAAACCAAATTCTATTGGGTAACATATATCAATTCTCTTAGGTGTTTGCTATTAGTTGGAAATGTGTTTAAGTCGTTACACTGTAGCTCAAATCCAGCCGCTCTTAGTTTATGTTGTATCAAACCTTCTTGTTCAACATTCAAATCTTCCCAGGAAAGATCCTGACCTGTAATCGTACCATTGACTATATTTTCTACTGTGTAGTACTGATCTACAATGTATTGTTGTTTTTCTCGCCATTGATCTGCGAAAGCACCCAATCCGTCGTCAACAAAAGTCAAATCTAAGTAACTGATTATACTCTTAACTGTTTCTGCGAAATTATCTAATATATCGTCAGCAGTTATAGTGAGCCAATCAACTTCGCTATGGTTTTTTGCATTGGAGACATCGCTATGATTATGCATCAAACTTAAATATTCTCGCTTTTCCCATCTTTTCATGTCATTATGTGACCTATAACTTTTATTCCATTGCTGAATATTATCAAGAAGCATATCACGATCTGAGTGTTGAGGTATTTTTTCATTAACAAATAATAAATTTCTCTCAGCCGAGTTAACGTCCTGGTGAGTTATAAAAATTACTTTGTCTTTAGATGTTAAGATTTTTTTAAATCTATTTATGGTTACTTCCACTGTTTCCTGGCTATGATTTGGATACACTGGAGTTACAATTTTAGCAGTGGGACTAATTAATTTTAACTCTTCGTCAGAGACAGGATGGAATTCTTTCGAATAAGAGTGTAGACTGCCATCGTCACATATATTGGCCTTAATTGTTTCAAATTCTTTAGTAAATCTTCTAATAGAATATTCAACAGTTGATCCAAATGCTCCAGAGGTAAAATAAACGTATATCATTTAGTAATGAATAGATAAATTAAACCCGGAACTATAATTAATACTTGAGGTAAGAAGTTTAATAACAAAGCCCGCTCATTCCATTTAAGTGCAACATAGGTCCAGCCTGCAATACCTATTAACTGTAGGATTGAGTTCCA